CTGGACAAGGTGGTGGATCAGGTGGTGGAGCATCAGTTACAACCGCTGCAGGTTCAGGGACATCAGGTCAAGGATATGCCGGCGCTAATGGTTACAATGGCCCACCTTATAATGGATCGGGTGGAGGTGGAGCAGGAGCTACACCTAGTCCCCCTCAATTTGATGGAAGAGCTAATGGTGGTAGTGGAGTAAGTTCTAGTATAACAGGATCCTCAGTAGGAAGAGCTGGAGGTGGTGTAGGTTCTGATACCGGCGGTGCTGTTAAAGGAACAGCCTCTGATGGTGGAGGAGGATCGTCTAGTCAAAATGGTATTCCAGGGACAGCAAATACTGGAGGTGGTGCTGGTTCTGGTGCAGCAAACAAAAACGGTGCAGCTGGTGGTTCAGGTGTAGTAATTTTGAGGTTTCAAGCATAGGAATTTATAAATGGCACATTTTGCAAAAGTAGTCGATGGAACAGTTACTCAGGTGATAGTAGCCGAACAAGATCATATTGATACACTTTCTGACAAAGAGTCATGGGTTCAAACATCTTATAACACGAGAGGTGGAGTTCATTATCAACCTAATACTCACACACCAAGCGAAGATCAATCAAAAGCATTAAGAGCAAATTTTGCAAGTATAGGTGATATTTACGATAGTGTTAATGATGTCTTTCATAGACCACAACCTTATAACTCATGGACACTAAATACAACCACTTGGCAATGGGATCCACCTACATTAAAACCTGATAATGAAAACATATATGAATGGAATGAAGAAACACAAAGTTGGGATAGACTTAATCCTTAAAAAGAAAGAAAAAACGGTACAATAGTTTATGGATAGTGAATATGTTACCATGTACACACATGGTTTTTTATATGGATATTTAAAAGACATAGATAATGAACGTTTAACAAAACTAGCATTAAAAAATTATGAAAATAGAGTATCCGATAATCCTAATGATGTAATGTCAGAGGTTATTCCTTTACCTTTTGATAAAGAAATAAAAAAAATTATTGAACAAATGAGTGATGCCTATGAAAAACATTTTGGAAAACGATTACAAAAAAATACAGTTAATGGAGATCACTATTGGTCACAAGTTCATTACAAAGGAGAAAGTTGTCAATATCATCGTCATTTAGCTGAAGGCACAGAGTTAGCTGGAGTCTATTATGTAAATATTCCAAAGGGTAGTGGAGATTTAGTAATAAGATATAAAAAACATGATTATGATTATTCAGATTGGTATTTTCCACCAGAAACAGGTAAATTTATTATATTCAATTCAGGATTAGAACATGCTGTTTCACGAAATAGAAGTAAAGATCCAAGAATATGTATTGCATTTAACTTTAAAACCATGGTATAGAATATAAATTATATAAAAAATGTTTTTTAAAAAGAAAGAAAAAATAACTATTTGGTCTGTGATTCCTGGTTTTGAAAAATTAACTTGTTTAGAACCTGCTAAAAAATATATACCTGAATGGTTTAAAAAAATTCAACAAAAAAAATATTCAGATTATAATAGTGTAAAAAACTGCCCATCTTTTCCTTGGTGGTTTAGTCAAGGTTATGTTTTACCGTTGTGGTGTGATTTACGAGTTTATATTAAAGATAATGATGTGTATTGGAGCACTCCTTTAGATACGTTTCAGTTTGTTTTTCATACTAAGGATCAATTTGAAGATTATGTACCTGAACATATTAAAGAAGACATATTGTGTATCATGAAACCCAAATGCCCTCTTAGAATTAAAACTCCAGAGGGTTGGAGACTTCAACAACTTCCTATGTTCTATGATTATAATGAAGTATTTAGTGCCTTACCAGGTATAGTTCCTGCTTCTAGATTATTTGAACTTAATCCTCAACTAGCGTTTAAGAAAAAATATTTTACAGAAAAAAATGATTATAATGTTGTGATACCTAAAGGAACTCCATTAGCAATGTATGTGCCTATACCAGAAAAACCTTTAGAGTTAGAGGTGGTAGAGGAAACACCAGAGTTAAAAAAATTAGATGATTTACAAATGATTTCAATTAATACTAAATTTAAATATAGATGGAGAGATCATATTAAAAAGAAATTATTTTAATATGAAAAAGAAAAAACATCATATACCTAGTTATCCTTGGCCATTTAATTTAGATGAAGTTTGTCATTATGCTTATTGGGAAAATTTTTTGTCTAAAAAAGAATGTGAACAAATAGTTTCCATGGGTAAAATAAAAGGTTTAAAAGAAGGACAATCATCTTATAATAATAAGAAATATAATAAATACAGAGAGTGTTTAATATCTTGGCTATCACCAGATGACGATTTAGATTGGTTGTATAGAAGAGTTACAGACATAGTTAATGATTTAAATAACAATTATTTTAAATTTGATTTATATGGTATTATTGAAGGACTGCAATTTACAAATTATAAAGCACCGTCAGGGAAATTTGATGCTCACATTGACAAAATACATAAATACCAGACTAGAAAATTGTCAATTACGATACAACTTTCTGATTCAAAAGATTATGAAGGTGGAGAATTTCATTTGTTAACAGGTAAAAATCCAGAAATTTTTGATAAAACACAAGGTAAACTTTTTGCTTTTCCTAGTTATCATTTACATAGAGTAACACCAGTAACAAAAGGTGAGAGAAATGCTCTAATAATTTGGGTTACTGGGCCAAATTTTAAATAATAGACGAAACAACAAAATATGGTATACATTTTGTATGCTACAAAAAATTGGATTTCAACCAGGAATTAATAAACAAGTTACACCCACAGGAGCAGAAGGTCAGTGGGTAGATTGTGATAATGTTAGATTTAGATATCAAACACCTGAAAAAATAGGTGGATGGAATCAATTAGGCACATTAAACGAAAATGAATTAACTGGTGCAGGAAGAGGGTTACATCATTTTATTAATAGTCTAGGAAGAAAATATGCTATTATAGGAACAAACAGAATATTATATGCTTATTCAGGAGGTGTGTTTTATGACATACATCCTATTCAAACAACAACAACGCTTACAAGTGCATTCAGCACGAGTAATGGATCACCAACAGTTACATTAAATTTTTCTAGTGCACATGGCTTAACACCTGGTGATATACTTTTACTAGATAGTTTTACTACAATTACAGGATCTAACTTTGGTGCATCTGATTTTGACGATAAAAAATTTATGGTTGCAACTACACCAACTAACTTAACAGCAACACTTACAATGCCTTCAAATGAAAGTGGCTCTGGTGCAACGACCTCTGGTGGTATTAGAATACAAAAATATTATACTGTAGGTCCAGCTGTACAAGCAAAAGGTTTTGGTTGGGGATTAGGATCTTGGGGTGGTGAAGCCGCCGGTGCTATTACCACAACTTTAAATGGTGCACTATTAAATGATACAGCAGGAACTGGTGGATCAGGGACATCTATCACACTAACTAGCACAGCCAATTTCCCTGATTCAGGAACAAATTTTATTCAAGTGGGTAATGAAGAAATATCTTATACAGGTGTTTCTGGAAATAACTTAACAGGAATTACAAGAGGTGTTAGAAACTCTACAAGATCTGCACATTCTGATGGTGCAACTGTAACCAACTCATCTGATTATGTTGCGTGGGGTGAAGCAGCGTCAGGAGACTTAGTTTTAGAACCTGGCATGTGGTCATTAGATAATTTTGGTGATAAAGCAATTTGTTTAATTCACGATGGTGCTGTTTTTTCTTGGGACTCTAGTTTATCTAATGCAACAGATACAAGAGCAACAATAATATCTGGTGCACCAACAGCTTCAAGACACATGTTAGTATCTACACCAGATCGTCACTTAGTGTTTTATGGCACAGAGACAACAATCGGTGATCCAACAACGCAAGATGATATGTTCGTAAGATTTTCAGACCAAGAAGATATAAATACCTATACACCCACAGCAACCAATACAGCTGGCACACAAAGACTAGCTGACGGATCACAGATCAGAGGAGCAATCAGAGGTAGAGATGCAATCTATGTTTGGACTGATACAGCATTATTTACACAACGTTTTGTTGGTCAACCA